AACAAACTTTGCCAATGGCTATATATCAAACTTGCGTCTTAGCAACACCAATAGGACTATTTCAAGTACACCAACGACGGCATTGACCGCCGATGCTAATACGATTTTCTTATCGCTTAATTTGAATTGTTTTCAGTACACAGACAGCACGGCAACGTTTACAAATATAACTGCAACAGGAACCCCATCTGTTGTCCCCTTCTCGCCATTCAACCCCACAAGCGCATGGTCGGCTTCAACGGTTGGTGGGAGTGGGTATTTCGATGGGACGGGGGATTATTTAAACACACCAGCTACAGGCCAGTTTGCCCCTACTGGCAATTTTTCAATACGTTTATGGTTTTATCTAACCTCTTTATCCGCAACAAATCATTTAATAGGTAATTACACAACTAACGCTGCAACCGACTGGCTTGTTGAAGTTATAAATACAGGTGTACTTCAAGTATTTACTAACGGATCAACGCTTCGCCTAAGTCATTCTGGAATAACAACCAATCAATGGTATTACCTCACATTAACTAGATCAGGAACAACAATTACAGGTCAAATTAACGGATCTAATTTTAATGTAACTGCAACGTATACCCAGTCAGGAACTTTTGGTTCGGCAACAAAATCAATTTATATAGGGCAACGAGCGGGTTCAACTAACCCGTTATTTGGGTATTTATCAAGTGTTAGTCTAGTTGATGGATCTGCATTACAGACAGTGCCAACAGCTCCGCTGACTAACGAAACAGGAACTCAACTCCTCCTCAACTTCACCAACTCCGGTATATACGATGCCACTGCGAAGAATGTGCTGGAGACGGTTGGTAATGCTCAGGTAAGTACGGCACAGAGCAAGTGGTCACCAACATCGATGTACTTTGATGGGACTGCTGATTATTTATTGATACCAACATCACAGCAGTTGAATCTTTCTAGTGGAAGTTGGACGGTAGAGTGTTGGGTAAATGCTCAGGCTACTGGGTTTTCAGGATTGCTATCTTGGAGAAACGCAAACATTAGTTCTTTAGAGCCAGACCTTTATCTTTGGAATACAGGTGTAATTGCTTGGTATTTTAATAACGCTAATCAAATAACAGGAACTACCAACATAGTCGGAGCTGGATGGGTGCATGTGGCAGTGGCTAAGAATGGTAGTTTTACACGGTTATTTGTGGGCGGTAATAAAGAAGGGGTTACGCTAACCGACAATAATACTTATCTTGCTCCAAATACGACACTGAAGGTCGGCGGGCAAGTCACTGCGACTCAGTGGTTAAATGGTTATTTACAGGACGTTCGTATAACAAAAGGATATGCACGTTACGTTGAAGGAACTGGAGGTAACGCAGGAAAGATGGTTCTTAACGGAACCAATACGCTAGCTCTACCAACCACAGCCTTCCCCGTTCAATAAGGACTGACTATGCTTTGGACAAAGAACGGATCAATACCTTACGAAACCACAGATGGTACGGAAGGCTGGCAACCAGCACCGGATAAGCCAGAGGCTCCTGAAGGCAAGGAAGTGATTTGGGTAGCGCCGCAGTGGATCATCAGAGACCCCGCACCGGCAAACCGTGAGGGCTATCAGTGGGCGTATTTCTTAAACGAAGGTTGGGTAGAGTTGCCTACTGACGCACAAGCAGAGCCCGTACAATCGTTTACTACAGATCAATTTTCTAGCCTGGCAACCGATCAGATAATCTAATCGGAATAAAATATGACACTAAAAATTTGCGTTAATGCAATATCAAAGAACGAAGAACAGTTTGTTAAGAGATTCTGTAATTCGGCTAAAGATGCTGATCTAATTTTAATTGCCGATACGGGAAGCACTGATAAAACTGTTGAGTTAGCCAAAGAATGTGGGGCTACCGTTTACGATATTTGCATATCTCCCTGGCGTTTTGACGCGGCGAGAAATGTTGCAATCGCTCTCACGCCCAAAGACTTTGACATTATTGTCAGCTTAGACTTGGATGAAGTGTTAGAAGAGGGATGGCGCGAAGAAATTGAAAGGGTATGGGAATTAGGTAAGACAACACGTCTGCGTTATTTGTTTGATTGGGGCCAGGGAATTCGTTTTAGATACGAAAAAATCTTTGCCCGTCACGGTTATTCATTTTTTTGCCCTGTTCATGAATACCCAATTCCTGATCTTCGCATTACAGAGGTATACGCTGAAACTGACAAGCTATTAGTAAGTCACTACCCAGACCCAACTAAAAGCCGAGGCCAGTATCTTGATTTATTGCGTATGTCTGTTAAGGAAAATCCACGCGAGCCGCGTAACGCTTTTTACTTTGCGCGTGAACTGACGTTTTATAGTCTTTGGGATGAGGCGATTACCGCACTTAATGCGTATCTCAATATGCCGGAGGCAACATGGCCTAACGAACGGTGTTATGCGATGAGATTGCTAGGCAAAGCCTACGACCACAAGCAAAATCCTTGGGAAGCTCTTAAATGGTACAGAATGGCCATAGCAGAGGCTCCGGGGACCAGGGAACCCTGGGTAGATGCGGCAATGTCTTACTACATGAAATCAATGTGGAAAGAATGTTTTCACGCGGCTACAATGGCGCTTGAGATTAAAGATAAGCAATTGGTATATACCTGCGACCCTGAAGTTTGGGGTTCTAAGCCTTATGATTTAGCAGCAATCTCAGCACATAATCTGGGATTAAAAGACGAAGCGATACGATACGGGAAGGTGGCGGTAGATTTATCGCCAAATGATGAACGACTCGCTAGGAATCTTGAATATTATGGACTCGCAAACGCTGCTTAACATTGCTTTCGGTGTTCTGTCTGCTGCATTCGGTTGGTTCTTCCGTGTAATTTGGGAGGCTCAACAAGAACTGCAGCGTGATCTTAGAGATTTGGAAAAAGGTTTGCCTCACGCTTACGTTCTAAAGCCGGACTACGAGAAAGACATCAGCGACATAAAAAACATGCTTGCTAAGATCTTTGACAAGCTAGATCACAAGCAGGATAAATGATGGATGACAAAGCCCACGAGATCGCGCTTTTAAAAGCTCAAGCAAGAGTTAAACTTGAAGAGCTAAAGGCGCAGGACTCTGCTAAAGAGGTTGCTGGCAAAGCAATTGGCGAAGACGGGCTTTTATATATTTTCCTGATTGTTCTTGTCGGTGTTGGAGCGTCACTCTTTTTAGAAGGCGAAAAAATTGCCGCTGTTATGGGTCTTCTTGGCGCGTCATTGACTGCTTTGATCCAGATGCTCAACGGTGTTGCTGGCACTGCTGCAAAGCAGGAAAAGCCTGAGTTTGAAGTGATCAAAGACCTTATCCATCGTTTAGACAAGTTAGACCGTGTTGAGCCCATGCAAGTAGATGTTGAAGGCAGCAAAGTCACGGTTAAAAAAGGCGCGGATCAAATCACAACATCATGATGACCTTACTCTCCTCTCTGCTTTCTTTCCTCGCTGGAGGCGTTCCGCGTCTTCTGGATCTTTGGCAGGACTCTAAGGACAAGGCGCACGAGCTACAGCTTGCTCAGCTCCAGATGCAGCGCGAATTAGAGATGGCGAAAGAGGGCTTTGCGGCTCAGCAAAGGGTCGAAGAGATACGAACAGATCAGGTTCAGATACAAGCGCAAACCGAGGAAATGAAAGCGCTCTACGCGCACGATATAGCCCTTGGTGAAGGTGTTTCGCAGTGGGTTAAAAACCTTCGCGCTCTTGTTAGACCCGTCATCACTTACGGGATGTTTGCGCTACTGGTCTTTGTTGATGTTGCTGGTTTCTGGTATGCCTGGAGCATGAATGTCCCTTTCGATCAGATGTTGAATCAACTCTGGGATGACGAGACGCAGCAGATCTGGGCTGCAATCATTGCATTCCACTTTGGAAGCCGCGCATTTGCAAAGTAGTACGCTTCAGATGCTCAAGCATCATGAGGGCGTAAGGCTTAAACCCTACCGTTGCCCCGCAAGACTTTGGACGATAGGCGTAGGGCATGTTATCGACCCATCACACATAAGGGTGAAGTTTGAAGAGAGACTCTCTTTACCGATCCCGAGCGAATGGGATCGTACGCTTACGATGGCGGAAGTTGATGAGATTCTTAGCAATGATCTGCTGGCATTTGAGGCTGGCGTACGCAGATTATGTCCTGCTGGTCTTACTCCTAATCGCGCTGATGCACTCACCAGTTTCGCGTTTAATGTTGGATTAGGAAATCTACAGCGCTCAACAATCAGGATGCGACACAATCGAGGCGATTACGAAGGAGCAGCCGAGGCTTTTATGATGTGGACAAAAGCAGCGGGTAAAGAACTTCCGGGATTAGTAAAAAGAAGGCGAGACGAAGCTAGACTTTATGCAAGCGGATGAGGGCGTTTTTAACCATGTCTCCAACGCTCTCACCATGATGTTTTGCGATTTGTTCTATTAGCGGAAGCCGCCGAGTCTTAGGCTTCGATAAAAGCCAGTGAGCCCAATCCTCGACAACCAGCGGCATAACTTTTTCATAAGCTGCCGCAATTTCCGATCTATCACTGCTCTTGACTGCCTTGATTGTCGAGATCCAATTCTCCGAGGCTCCAGGCTCGAAATGCTTTATGCTTTTCGATCGTGTCTTCGCACTCTGTACTGGGCGGCTTCCAGCCGTACTGTCGCCAGATTTCTTCGACAGGCTTGAAGGTTCGCGGGGTTCTTTGCTCTGCAATTAAATCTCTCCAGCTCATACCAGTTTCCTTTCCATTATTTCAACTTCCGATAAAAAAGTCATTACATCAGCCTCTAAGTCATCTATGTCTTTAGGCTCTGGTTTGAACCTAACAATAAAAAGCTGAAGACGCTCAGGCAGGCGTGGGTCAAACGACACAAAATCAACCCACTTTCTTCCTGTGCAGGCAAGCTGAGCAAGCATCTGGTGCTTGTGATCCGTCGGCACTTCGCCTTTCATCATCCAGCTAAGGTGCGTAGACGTTTTAGGGCATTTAATTTCTAGCAAACCATCTTCACCGATCAGCCCATCAGGTGATGCTGCAAATGAATGTATTCGCGGATGATTGACGATAGCAACCTGCTCTACCCAAACACCCGTTTTAATCTCATACGCAGCCCTTGCTAGCGGTTCGTTTGCGGTTCCCCATTCCATATAAGCGTTTGTGTAAGACTCGATTGGTGAGCCTGTAAGACGCTCTGTAATGATGTCTGCAATGTAGTCTGCTCTTGCCGCTGTGCCTTTCTTTGCTCGCGCAGCAGACACGCGCGATGCTGTCACCTTGCCAAGCCGAGCAAGTTTCCATTCTTCAGTGCCTTGTTCCATCAGAATGGAGCCTCATCGTCGTGGGTTTCTTGTTTTTTACTACTAAGCATTTGCATCTGATCGGCAACAATCTCAGTCGTGTATTTCTCATTACCGTTTTTGTCTGTCCATTTCCTGGTTTCTAGCCTGCCCTCAACGTAGACTTGAGATCCTTTTTTTACGTATTTGTCCACGATCTCGGCTAACCTTCCCCAAAAGACAACGCGATGCCATTCTGTTTTTTCCTGGCGCGACCCGTCTTTATCTTTCCAAGAATGTTTTGTTGCTAGCGTAATCGTGCAAACCGCAGTTCCTGCGTCAGTGTATTTAGTTTCAGGTTCTTTGCCCGTATTTCCGATGAGTAACACTTTATTTACTGAACCCATATTTTCCCTCTTTATTAATTTGTTGCGCTGTTATGCAACGAAAAATTTAATTTAATCCATTTTTTGCTATTGCAAGATTGGCATAACATTTGTATGTTTGATATTTCGTTTTTTCCTCCTAAGGCTAATGGAACTATGTGATCTCGATGGTATTTTGTAAATATTTTTGTTTTGCAATAAACACAAAGATAATTTTGTTGTTGTAATTTATCTCTAATGTGTTTGACTGGAATGGTTTTACCCATAAGCAATCTGCGTTTTAATGCCCATAATTTTGTTTTTTCAGGATTTAGTTTCCTATATTTAGCTGTGCTTTGTTTTGATCTTCCATCTTTTACTCTTCTTTCTTTAGCTGCAATATCACCACCTTTCCATCTAGGGTGATCTACTCCGGTTTTGTGTTTTATCAATCCTTGCCTTAAATTATTTAAGTATGTTTGAAGGGCTTTCGCTCTAGATTCTGAATTGCACATTTTAGGTTTAACTGAGTTTTTACAGGAATTTGAACAATAAATTCCATGACCAGCATCTAATTGTTGTTTTCTAGGCGTAAATAAAGTTTGACAAACTTTGCAAGTTTTAGATCGTGTTGTTAATAAAGCCGATTTATGTTGAGATCTACATGCGTTTGAGCAAAAATGTGTTCTCCATATTCTGGATGGCGGCACTTCAATGTTTGTTTTGCAAAACTTACAAATTACGGTTGACAATTAAAAATCCCCTTTCAATTAAGAGGCGCATTGTTTTCCTATGAGCAAACTCCCAAAGATCTAAACGCTCATTTTTAGACAATTCGCTACCTTGGTCTATCTTGAAGTGACAAGAATAACACAAAGCAGCAATGGCGGCATCGCTTGCCTTTATCCCTTTACCTTTCCCGTCCCTTAGTTGATTGCTGTGTGCAGCGACAACGGTTCCATCTTCTGTGCCACACAACGCGCATTCAAACTCACGAACGGTTTCCAATAGTTTCTGGTTTCTATACAAGTTTCATCTCCGCTCTGTTAGACGCTTCCTGAGACCTCCAGACCTCGATGTGAGCTTGGGCTGAGATCATCTTCCATCTTAGACCTTCTTCTTGTTCTACGGCCTTTTTAAGCTCTTCTAAAATCTTTTTGTAATCCTCATGCGCGTAAGCGTCTCGCTCTTGAGCTGCAACTGATCCTTCCATGTCTTGCATAAGCAGGGCTTTCTTTACCTTAAGAAATCCTTCAAGATAAACGCGCTCTGCTTTTGCCTTGGCAATCAGCTCGGAGTGCTTGTAGATAAATTCAACTGCTTTATTAGGACTCATTTTTTTTATTTCGTATATTTCCCCAAACGGTACTTTCTCTCGCGTCAAGCATGAAATCGGCAACTTCATAAGCCTTTAGCGTCGCAATTATTTCGTGATCGTTTGGATCTTCATCAACATCATTTTCTATACTGCCATTTCCAATCATTTCATAAACAATTTTGTATGTCGTTGGCAAAATTTGTGCTGCAAAATAATCGCGCAAAGTCATTCCAACAACAGGAAAACCTAAATTTTGTTTGTCTTTCATTTGATCCCCAGTGCAGTTTTACGTTGATCTTTAGCCGCAACAATTGCCTTCTGTAATTCGGGCTGTCCTTTGTATTCCGTGTGTAACGCCTCATAAACTTCCCTCAGCGTTTCTTTTGTGGCTCCGGCAATCAGCATCAGTTTGTCGGTAAATTCAGGGGTATGAGCCTTCACTTCGTGCGTAGTTGCGTCAGCGTCGTTATCGCCTTCTGTAGGTATGCAGAACGCTTGAAACGCTGCGTATTTATAAGCTGCGGACATGGCCTTATTCGTTGCTTTGTCGCCGCTGTCCATTGCCTCGCCAAACGTCTTAACCGTGTGCTTTGTTCCGTCGTGAGATGAGACAAAATCAAACTCGACCTCGACCACGACATAAAACAGCGAAGATCCGCTTTTGCCCATGCGCTCGCTAACTTCACGAGCAATTACGCGAGGCAGGATTACAAGACCGTGTTTGCTGATAATCGGGGCAAGTGCGTTGTAAACATCATCTATGCCGCGAAACCCGTATCCTTGCTGAGTGTTTCTGCGGTCTTTGGCGATTCCCTGCTGGCAAAGGTCATGAGAGACTTTGGCAATTAAGTTGTAAACGTTCATATTCACCTCACGAACAGGAACAGCAGAAACCCGTAAAACATCCCTAACGCTACGTAAGCCATCCATTCTATTTTCCTCATGATTATTTTCTTTCCTCAGGATACAAAAGATAATCGTATTGGGCGCGGTGTTGTTTTTTTAACCGCAATATCCAATATCTTTTAAGCGCACGTTTTTTTAATGGTCTTTTAGTTGTTAATTGCATTTGAACTTCTAGAGAGTCAATATTCAACGTATTAAGATAAAACCTGTGAACAAGAGATCTTGGGTCAAACTTGTTTGGATCTACACCGACAAACAACTTTAACGCTTCATCTTTTTGCCAATATTTATGTTTAATCCAAACATCAGCATTAACGGCTAACTCATTTTTTAGCTGTTCAATTGTCCTTATGTTTGATGGCATTGGCGGGTCAATAAGTTCTGTATCCATTGTTTCTCCGTTGTTTGCTACGAAAGCCAACTATAAGACAAGTATCTTAGACTTATGCACACGGGCAGACGAAAGGCAACAGCTAGCAGATGAGCGGCAAATCACCAACACAACGATCACTAGAAAAGCTCAGATCTGAAGGCTATCTCTGCCAGATTGTCGAGCGCTGGAACCCTCATGCCAGGATCAGACAAGACCTATTTGGGATAGGCGACATACTCGCTATAAAGGCCAGTGAGACGCTACTGGTACAAACCACAAGCCGAGGTAATGTTGCTGCGCGAGTCACAAAAATACAAGAATCGGAGCATTTGTCTACGATCCTGGCGGCAGGCTGGAAGATCACCGTTCACGGATGGGGGAAGCTAAAAGCAGGATGGACTTGCAAGATTGTGGATTTCTGAATACGATTGTTGAGTAGTACGCATTGGCTAGGGTAGCTCCCGAAAAGCGGTTCCTTCACCCGCCTGCCATATGCACCCATCAGTGAAGGCGACTTTGAAGGGAAGTCTATGCACTATTACCCGCATCATATCGGGGACTTTTTACGCGACACCGTTTCGTTAAGCCCCAAGGAATGCTACTTTTATCTCAGGCTTATTTGGCTTTATTACGAGTCAGAGAACCCACTACCAGACGATGTTGATGTTTTGGCTTTCAAGATTGGCGCTAGGGACGATCTTGATTGTGTTCGCATTCTGTTGCGTACGTTTTTCAGATATGACGAGGATCTGAAATCATATACGCATCAGAGGATTGATGGCGAAATAAAGAAGTATCAACGCAAAGCTAAGTCTGCAAAAGCTGCGAATCAGATCAGATGGGAATTAGAAAAAGATCTGAAATCAGATCTGAAATCAGATGCGGATCAGATCCCAACCAATAACCAAGAACCAATAACCAATAACCAACAACCAATTATTAAGAAGAGCTCGGCAAGCTCGCTTAAGCCTGATGATGTCAGCGAATCAGTTTGGTCTGACTTCTTAGCGCTTAGGAAAGTTAACAAATCACCGCTTACCGAAACAGCACTCAAAGGCATAAGGCGCGAAGCCGTAAATGCTGGAATGACCTTAGAAAAAGTTCTTCAGCTTTGCTGCGCTAGAGGTTGGAGAGGCTTCAAAGCTGAATGGGTAACGGAACAAGTTAAGAAAGACGATCTTTACAAGCAAAACATAGAAGCCATTTTTGGCAAGCGACGAGAAATTGACATCACCCCACAACAAGACTTTCTGGAGGGATGATGGATATTCAAGTCATAGAAATCATTTTTAAGAAGTTTGGCGTTACTTACGGCAATGCTTTTTTTGACCAATACAGAGACGTTCAGATGCAAGAAGTCATGCAAAACTGGGCTAAGGAACTCTCAGGATTCCGACCGCATGAGATCGCTTACGGTCTTGAATGCTTGCCAGACAGACCGCCGAATGTCATCCAGTTTCGTGCCGTCTGTCGGATGGCGCCGCCGCCTATCGTGAAAATGCTTGCTGCTCCGATTGATAAAGAGCGAGGATTGCAAGAGATCACAAAACTTAAATCTTTGATGAGGCGAGTATGAAAGACGAAAAAGTAGACGCAACAATCAAGAAAGCAGTAAAGGCTGGCAAATGGCCATTTCCTGCATTTGTAGGTGGCAAATGGATTAAGCCTAAGAAGATCAAGCCTGAGCCTATTCCTTATGAACCCGCACTATGGTGACTTATGACTAAGAACGAAATACGTTTGTCGAATTTGTGGCAAGAATTTGTTGATAATTACCAAGGCGGAGGGTTTAGTTATCAATTTATCAAGCAATCATCATCTGTAGCCCCGGTTGGAAATGTGATGAGGCTTATAGTCCCAATGAGACCGCTTGCTGAGCCATTTATTTACATGAAGGTTCAAAAAGAATTTGAGCAGTGGCTAAAAGAAAAACATAAGTGGAAGATCAAACTTTACTTCGATATTGCCGTTTGGAATGCGGCTATGCAAGAACACGAAATGCGTATTAGTGAAGCAAGAGATCGGATTTTTGCAAAAGTAAACTGAGGTAAGCATGAAAGAACATCACGAACTAGTAAGCCAGCTAGCAAAACCAGGACAGGAAATCATAGACGAGCTAACACCTATGCAGGCTTACGCACTGCACATGGCCATAGGCGTTTCTGGTGAATCTGGAGAGCTTTTAGACACGATCAAAAAGTTTGCGATCTATCAGAAACCACTGGACTTTACAAATCTCATTGAGGAACTGGGCGACATTGAGTTTTACTTACAGGGGATTCGGCAAGCATTCTGCATAGACCGAGATGACGTTCTGCAAGCGAACATAGAGAAACTCAGAAAGCGTTATGGCCAGACCTACAGTAATGCCGCGGCGATAGCGAGGGCTGACAAGTGAGGCAAAAAAAGGAAATCATGATTAAGTGGAAATCAACAATGACTGACAAACAGGCATTGATTCTTCAGTATCTCAAAAAACGTAAAACACCATCTACGTTGAAACAGATTTATTTGCAGATGAAAATGGAAAAGCGACCATGCGATCAGGTCTTAAGGCAATTAGCCAACAAAGGTTGCATCAGAACGTGGATGACGATGGATACGTTTGTAAAAGAAAGGGTTTATGAATTTGTCACTGACAAAATCGTAGAAAAGCCAGTAGTTAGATACATTCCGAAATTTAGTAAAACAAGAATTAAGTTAGACCCAAAGTTTTACAACAACCCATTTAACATAGGACAGTAAATGAAAATAGAAGCAAAAATGCAAGCGCACGATTGGGTAAACGTGTTTTACAAAAACGAAATCATGATCGTGCCGCACTACATAAAGAAAGGCGTGTTTGTTTTACCCGGCGGGAAGGAAGTGGAAGAGTCGGCGCTGATAAATGGTGACTGCAAGCCTGCTGTGTCTTACTTATGGCCGAGGTTGCAATGACACGCGAAGAAATAATGCTTATAGCTGAAGAAGCTGGTGTTCGCCTAGCTTCTTATTCGGATACCGTAGATCAACGAAACGTATATCCGCATGAACTTGAGCGATTTGCCAAACTTATTAGAGAACGTGAGCGTGAGGCGTGTGCAAAGACTTGCGAACAAATTGCAAATGAATTAAGTAACTGGCCAGCTGCCCATGATGGCGTTACAGCAGAAACAAAGTTTATAAGGGGAATAGGCGAAACGATTGGGAAACCTTTTGTTGAAGCTATACGAGCAAGGGGAAACACATGACTAAATGTTTTTTAGAGATAAGACAAGATGAAGTAATCAGAATAGCCAAGATTGCAAAATTACCCCAATACTTCAAATCAGGCGAAGTTGTAAACCTAAGGCAACTGGAAGATTTTGCGGAGATGATCAGATTCTTGGTTAGCGAGGCTAGACTCAATCACTGTATTGAATTACTGCAAAAACACGGCTATCAAGACGCAGCCGATCTTGTAAGGGGCGAAGGATGATTGTTTACCCTGAACCAACAGCCAGACGGAAAGATCCGCTGACCTCACATATGGCGGCTATAAACGCAAGGTTTCGAGCAGATAATCATCGAAGGCGAGCATTGCTTGCGTTCTTCAAGTACGGCAACCTTACAGACTTTGAACTGGCGAGCAAAACTGGTTTACAACAAACGTCTATAGGCCGACGCAGGAAAGACTGCCAGGACGCAGGATTGGTGACCTTTCATCGAGACGAGGAGGGTCTTAAAGTAAAACGTCCAGCACCATCGGGAAGCAAATCCTACGCATGGGAACTCACAGAAGACGGACGTAAATTAGTCCTAGAGATATTGGAGGAACTATGAATCTAAATGAGATGGCAAGACAAGCGTATTTAAACTCACTGACAGAAAGTCTTAGTGACTTTGACAAGCTAATGCTAGACCTAGAAACCCTATGTGATGCAGCAGAAGACTTGGCAAGACGCGCAAAGAAATTAGCTGACGATGCAGAGGCAGAACTCAGGAGATCGAGAGGTGAGTGAATGGGACTCCGTAAAAGGCATCGTAGAGCCGTGGAGAAGGCTTACAGTCGAAGAAATGAAGTCTGTAGGTAGAAACCTACTCACAAAGCAAAACGAGGCTGAGATGCTGATCTATGCCACCAGAATCGAGGCGTACATCATGGCATTGCATTCCCCGGGTCATCGCAGTAAAATAAATCCGTGACTCCTCCCTGTGAGTATTTGCCCTCTCCGCGAGGGCTTTTTTTGGAGTGCAAATGTCAATAAGGCTTAAATTTAAAGAAGAGCCGGTAACCACTGGCGCTTTCATTATGTGCCTGCTTCACGGGGTCACCAACGCACACATTCTTCACTTGCAAAGCCAAAGCTACGCTCAGCACAAAGCGCTAGGGTCTTTTTATGAGGATCTTGGCGATTTAGTGGATTCTGTGGTTGAGCAATGGCAAGGACTAAACGGAAAACTGATTAGCTACCCTGTCGAGTACAGGCCACCGCAACAAACACCCAAAGCTGAGTTGGAGTACATGCTTGGCTACGTCAAGAACTACCGGGCAGTTATGGGTTCAGACTCAGCCATTCAAAACAGCATTGACGAGATTGAAGCGCTGATGCAATCAACACTATACAAACTCACATTTCTAAAATGAGAATTGAAAAGGCTTTGGAACATCTAGCCAACGAAAAAGACTTCATCTTCCAAGCCGTGTTCAATCAAGATGATCTACCTTACTCGCTTTACTGTCTATTCAACGCGCTCATGGAGCGTGAACAGTTAGAGTCAATCACAAGACACATGACTCGCAAAGAGTCAGATCTATTTCTAGATTTAGCCACATATTCATGCCACGAACGCCCAAGCAGACAACCTGCCGGGAGCTAGGCTGTACAAATCCTAAAGTTAACGGGTCAACGTTTTGCAATCAGCATGGCGGCGCTAAGTCAATAGAGCGTAAGTCTTTTAACCGGCTGTACAACACGAAGCAATGGAAACAATTTCGACAGATACAACTGTCAAAGCATCCGATCTGCGCTCGATGCAAAAGCCTTGGGAAGATTGCTCCGGCGCATCACGTTGACCACATATTCCCGCATAGGATGGACGTAGAGAAATGGATGGGCAACCGCTTCCAATCCCTGTGCCACGAGTGCCACTCAATCAAGACGGGGCTTGAAAAACAAGGCGAGATTCATGATTATGTGGAAAATCGCGTCTATACCGCCAATACCGAGTAAAAACCGATGAGCGGTCAATTTAAGGGAATAAATGGCAACCAGCGGTGGATTTTGGCGATAAACGGCAAGAATGACTTAAAAATAGGCAAATCACGGAAGGGCAAGCGCGCACCTAACTTTCTGCAATATAGCTTTATTAGGGGGGTTCGTACAAAATAGGGAATTCCCTCACGCAAAATACGCAAAGGAGTAATCATGACTGCTCGAATTCCGGTTGAAGTTCACGCAATTCATGGCACAAAAGGAACAAAAATGGGTAAAAAATTACCTGAGCAATTAAAACAAAGAATTCCTTTTGCTGAATGGGCAGAAAACCCTGGCGCATTTAATTCTGCTAAGTTTGTTGAAGAAACGGCAGAGTATTTGTTTCAGGTTTATGGTATTGGAAGCGCTCAAGATCGGCACACGTTAATCATGCTTGCGGATCAGCTTCAGATATACGTTAATGCGCGGCAAGAGATGCTTAATGGTGATTTGGTGGTTTATACAAATGGTGGAAAAACTGCTGCGCCAAACCCACATATAGCAATTGCTAATCATGCGGTTATCCATGCGATTAAACTTATGAATGAATTAGGATTGACCCCTAAGTCAAGATTGGCAACAAACAAGACTGAAGACAAAAAAATAAACGACTTTTTAAGCGGTCCTAAATTCGGAACATGAAACTAGAAGACGGAATAGCATATGCGTCAGCGGTAGCGAAAGGTGAGATAAACGCATGTAGAAATGTGCGTCTTGCTTGCCAGCGGTTTTTAAATCACTTAGAAAACAAAGAGTGGGAATACGTCTTTGATCCTGGCGCAGTAAATCACTTCCTGCAATTCACAAGCCTTTGTCGGCATGTAAAGGGTCAATGGGCAGGCCAGCCTGTAAACCTCGAACCCTTTCAAATCCTCATCATCTGCGCAATCTACGGATTCCGTCTAAAGCGGGATCGGTCTAAGCGCATGGTTCATGATGTAATCGTTTACATCCCTCGCAAGGCTGGTAAATCAACGCTTACCGCCTTGATTGCTCTTTACGAGCTTGCCTTTGGTGACGCGGGAGCGGAGGTTTACACAGTCGCTACTAATCGAGATCAGGCAAGCATTGTTTTCACGACTGCTAAAGGTTTCGTTGAAACCATGCCTAGAGAGGTTTCTAGCCTCTTTATCCCCGGCAAGTTCACGATAGTAAAGAATGGCGATTCTCAATCGATGTTCAAAGCGCTCAGCAGGGATACTAAGCGTACGGGTGACGGGCTCAATCCGTCTTGCGCGATCATTGACGAGGCTTCTCAGATCATCGACAGGAATACGATTGAGGTTTTGCATTCTGGGATGGTAGCGCGAGCGAATCCACTGCGGTTATATATAACCACTGCTAGCTTTACGCGCGATACGAAGTTTTTTGAAGATCTCCAGGTGATGGAGCATATTCTTCACCAGGATGTTCCCGATAACCCGCGATGGTTTGGGTTACTTTATTCGTTGGATGCTGGCGATGATTGGCGAGACCCGACGGTTTGGCATAAAGCCAATCCGATGCACAATATCTCGGTCTCGCACGATGCGATTGCCGCTCGATGCGAGGAAGCCAAGATAAAACCGGCGGCGCTTAACGAGTTTCTTTGTAAGACCTTAAACGTTTATGTTTCGGCGGAGACTGCTTGGGTAGATAGATCGCACTGGGATAAAGCCGTAGGATTAACTGATAGGCAGCCAGAAGCGGTATTTATTGGCTTTGACTTGGCGGCTACACGAGATTTAAACGCTGTGTGTACGCTAAAACGGTTTTCGGAAGATGATTACGAGGCTGAGTGGAAATTCTTTCTTCCAGAGGATGGATTTGATTTATTACCGGCGCATTATCAAGATATTTTCCGACAGGCAATAAATTCAAAGGTTTTGCACATCACAGAAGGTAATGTGATGGACGACAGAGAAATTTCAGCGTATATTATTGGGCAAAGCCAGAAATACGACGTACGCGAGGTCGGTTATGACGCGTATAATGCGGCTGCGCTAGTGGCGCGACTATACGAAGCTGGAATGCCGGTTAAAAAAGTTGGGCAAGGAATGGCGGTACTTTCCAATCCGTCCAAGCACGTAGAACGGCTTATTCTAGGGCATAAAATTAAACACGATGGCAACCCGTTTTTAGGCCACCAATTAGGGAATTGCGAAGTGTTTACAGATGTGCAGGGCAACATAAAGGTCAAAAAGGCCGGAGTTGACCAACACGCGAAGGTCGACGGGATTATTGCCCTCATAATCGCCATGCACTGTAGCTTAGACAATCCAATGCCGTCTGAATCATACGGATTCAGGGTCTTTTAGGTCTAAAAATGGGCATATTCGACAGATTCCGTAAGAAAACGCAGCAACTTGAAAGTAATTCCCTCTTTGGAAATACTGTTCTTGGTAACAATGTCATGCTCCGCGGCAAGGGGCAAGGCTACGGATCTA